AGCTGTGCGGCAGCGATGCCGCGCGGGAGACCCATGCCGTGCCGATCGTGGCGCAGCGCGCGCTGGAGGCGCCCGCCACCGTCGATCGTGCTGCGCGCACCGTCGAGGTGGTCTGGAGCACCGGCGCTCGCGCCCGGAACTTCGTCCCCGCCCTCGGCCTGATCACCGAGGAGCTGGAGATGTCGCCGAATGCGGTGCGCATGGACGCACTGCGCTCCGGCCGCGCCCCGGTGCTCGACACCCATCGCCGCAGCGGCGCCCGCGACGTGCTCGGTCGCGTGACCGCCGCCCGCCTCGAGCGCGGGCGGGGCTACGCGACGCTGCAGTTCTCCACCGCGGCAGATGTGGAGCCGGTCTGGCAGCGCATCGCCGATGGCACGCTGCGCGCGGTCAGCGTCGGCTATCGCGTGCACCGCTACGAACAGCAGCCCGATCCCGTGACCGGCGAGACCATTCACCGCGCCGTGGATTGGGAACCCTTCGAGATCTCCGTCGTGCCGGTCCCGATCGACCGTGACGCGAGTGTGCGAGGCGAGGCGCCGCAGGGCGCGCCCGTCGTCGCGATCGAACCCGCCCTGCGTGACGAGGATCCACCCATGCCCGAGACGACGCCGGAGACCCCGGTAGCCCCGCCCGCGGCGCCTCCCTCCGCCGCGCCGTCCACCACCACGACCCAGGAGACCACCGTGACCACCACGCCCAGCGCCCCGACGCCGGAACCGACCCGCGCCGCGACCCCGGACATCGACGCCATCCGCGCCGAGGCGCAGCGCGCCGAGCGCGAGCGCATCGCCGCCATCGATGCGGCCATCGAGGCCGCGCGCGCCCTGGTCCCCGCCGACCGCATCCTGCCGATCCGCACCGAGGCGGTGGAGCGCGGCTGGTCGGCCGACCAGGTCCGCCGCGCCCTGTTCGACCTCCTGGTCACGACCGCGCCCAAGCCCTCCGTGCCGGCGCGGCCGGAGACCGGTCCCGGCCACGATGACCCCGCCATGCTGCTCGACGCCATGGCCGAGGCGCTCGCGGCGCGCTCCATGCCCGGCTACCAGCCGAAGGGGAATGGCCGCCACGCCGAGTTCATGGGCTGGCGCCCCTCCGACATGCTGCGCGAGCTGCTCGCCCGCCGCGGTGATCGCAACCCGCCGCGCAACCCGACGCTGCTCGCCGAGCGCGCCTTCCACACCAGCTCCGACTTCCCGGCGCTGCTCTCGGCGGCGGCCAACAAGATGCTGCTCGCCGCCTACCAGCCCGCGCAGCCGACCTACCGGCAGATCTTCCTCCGCCGCGACTTCCGCGACTTCAAGCCGCACCGCCACCTGCGCGTCGGCGACTTCCCGAACCTCCTGCCGCTTCTGGAGAATGGCGAGATCCAGGCCGGCACCATTTCCGAAAGCCAGGAGATCGTGCTGCTGCAGACCTTCGCGCGGCGCATCCGCGTTACGCGACAGATGTTGGTGAATGACGACCTCGGCGCCTTCACCGACTTCGCCGCGGCGATCGGCCGGCGCGTCGCCGACTTCGAGAACGCCACCGCCTATGCCCTGCTCAACTCGGCCAATGGCGACGGCCCGACGCTGACCACCGGCAACGCGCCGGTGTTCGGCACCGGCCCGGCGCGGGCCAACAAGGCGGGCACGGGATCGGCCCTCGACCTTGGTAGCCTCGCCACCGGCCGCGCTGCCATCATGCGCCAGAAGACCCTCGACGGGCTGCCCATCTCGATCGGCTCCTCGATGCGGCTCCTGGTCGGCCCGAACCAGGAGCTCGCGGCCCGGCAGCTCACGGTCAGCGTCGCGGCGACGCAGATCAGCAACGCGAACGTCTTCGCGGGCTTCGTGCAGCCGGTGGTCGAGCCGCTGATCCCGAACAACCGCTGGTATCTGTTCTCCGATCCGCTGGCGTCGCCGGTCTACACCTACGGCTACCTGAACGGGGCGGAGGGACCGCAGGTCACCACCGGCCCTGTGCAGGGCGTCGATGGCGTCGAGGTCAGCGTGATCTTCGACTTCGGCGTCGGCGCCATCGACTGGCGCGGCGCCTGGTTCAACCCGGGAACGTGATCCCGGCTCTTCCCGTCCATCGCAACCCCATGCAGCGGGCGTCCTGCGGGCGCCTGCTGCGTTTCAGGAGACCCATCCATGCGCAACTGCATTCGTCCCGACGCCCGCTCCATCCCCATGGTCGTTCCCTATGCCGGCGGCATTCTCTCCGGCCAGGGTATGCTGGTCGGCGCGTTCTTCGGCGTCGCCGCATCGAACGCGGCGCAGAACGAAACCGTCGAGTGCGAGACCCGCGGCGAGTTCGAGCTGCCCAAGGAACCGGGGCAGGCCATCACGGCCGGCGCGCGGCTGTTCTGGGACAACACCAACCGCCGCCTCACCACCACCGCCACGGGCAACTTCCAGGTCGCCATCGCGACCCAGGCCGCCCTCGCCGCCGATCCGACGGTGCGGGTGATGCTGGCCCGCGTGCCGGCTTCGGGCGCCTGATGCCGAGACCCGATCGCTTTGCCGCCTGTGTCGCCGAGGTGCTCCGCCACGAGGGCGGCTATGTGGACCACCCGCGCGATCCGGGCGGCTGCACCAACCGCGGCATCACCCGCCGCACCCTGGAGGGCTGGCGGCGGGAGCCGGTCACCTGCGAGGACGTGCGCGCGCTGACCGAGGCGGAGGCACGGGCGATCTATCGCGCCCACTATTGGAACGCCGTTCATGGCGACGAACTGCCGGCCGGGATCGACCTGGTCACGTTCGACGCCGCGGTGAACAGCGGCCGTCGCCGGGCGGCGCTCTGGCTGCAGCAGGCGCTCGGCGGCACCGCCGACGGGGTGATCGGCCCGCGGACGCTGCGGGCGGCTCGCGGGGCAAATGATCGGGCAGCGGTGATCAGCCGCGCCAGCGAGTTGCGGCTGGCGTTCCTGCGCAGCCTCGACACCTGGCCGGACTTCGGGCGTGGCTGGAGCCGGCGCGTGCGCGAGGTGCGGGCGGCGGCGCTTGTCATGGCGGGTGCGGCGTGACGGCGTTCGACGCCGCGATGGCGACGCTCATCGCGGATCCGAACCTCGCGGTGGCAGCGGATTATCGCGTTGGAGGAACCGGCCCCATCGTGCCGATGCGCGTGCTGCGCTCATCGCCCGATCGGATCGCCGATGCCTTTGGCACGTCCGTCCTCCAAGCCACCGATGTCTTGGTCGTATCCGTGGCCGATCTGGCGACGGTGAGCGCCGGAGACACGTTCACCATCGGCGCCGCCATCCTCATCGTCCAGCACGCCGAGCGCGATGCGACGGGCACGGCCTGGCGCGTGGTCTGCCAGCGATAAGAGGCCTCCATGCCGCAGAACAATCCGAGCCACTGGACCATCCTTCTGGAACTCGCCGCCGGTGCAGCGGCTGGCCTGGCGGGCGGCTTCGTGCGCTGGAACCAACCCGAGCGTCGTCGCATCGGCTGGTGCCTCGCCTGGGAGCTCCCCTCGGCCGCGCTGCTGGGCAGCGCGGGCTATGCGCTGGGCGGGCTGCTTGATCTCAACGAGTACGGCCGGTTCCTGTTCGCCTTCGTGTTCGGCTACCTCGGCCAGGCCGCGCTGCACGACTTCGCTGTGGCGCTGATCCGCTCTCGCGCGGGGCTCCCGCCGCGAGATCCGCCTTCGTCGCCATGAAGCTCGTGGCAGCGATCACCGGCGACCTGCGCCAACTGCTCGCCGCCGAAGTGCGCGCGGGCGAGCGTGCGGCGATGAGCGCGATCCGCGCCGAGACGGAGCAGGTGAAGGCCGAGCTCCGCCAGCAGGTGACGAGTGCCTTCGGCGGCAACGCGCGCGGCGTGGCCAATGCCTGGCGCTCGCAGGTCTTTCCGACGTCGGGGGAGTCGCTTCGGCCGGCGGGGCTCGTGTTCACCAAGGTGCCGGCCATCATCGACGCCTTCGAGCGGGGCGTGATGATCCGGCCCAAGGGCGGCCGGAAGTTCCTGGCCATTCCGACCGGCTTCAACCGCCAGGGCGGGCGGCGCGGCGCCAAGCCACGCGTCACCCCGGCGCAGATGGTCGCCTCCAAGCAGGCGTTCATCCGCCCCTTCAAGTCGGGCCGCGGCTTCGTCTGGTGCCTGCCCGTGCGGCAGGGCGAGCGCACGGGCCGCGGGCGCGCGCCGCTGATCGCTGGTGGCATCGTGGCGGTGGCCACCAGCCGGCGCAAGGGCGCGGCGGCCTGGCAGCAATCGCTGCTCGCCCAAGGCTTCGTGCCGATGTTCCTGCTGCTGCCTCAGGTGACGCTTGCCAAGCGGCTGGACGTGAAGGGTGCTGCCGAGCGCGGGCTGCGCCGCCTGCCGCGACGCTTCGTGGCGGCCTGGGAGCGCGAGAGCGGGAGGAGAGCCGGATGAGCGCGCGCGAAGCCGCCATCGTGGCGCTGCACAGCCGGCTGCAGACGCAGCTGGCGCTTCGCAATCCGCCGCCGCTGGTGCTGCGCGGGGAGACCGTGCCGCAGCGCCTGCCGAACGGCGGGCTGGTCGTGGTGCGTGACGGCGAGACCACCCAAGAGACGCCAATCCTCTCTCCGCTCTCCTGGGGGATCGAGCACCGCGCGGAGGTGGAAGTCACTGTCGCAGGCGCGACGCCCGCCGCGCGCGCCACCCTGCTCGACGCATTGCTGGTCGATATCGCTGCAGCCATCACCACCGACCGCACCCTCAACGGCGCGGTGGAATGGGCGCAGCCGGGCGCCCCGGAGTTCGAGGACGTCGAGTTCGAGGGCGCCGCCGCTGCCCGCGCGGCCCGCGTGCCCGTGACGCTGTTCTTCACCGTGGCCGGCTCGCCGCTGGCCTGATCTGGGAGGATCATCATGCCCCGTGCCATCGGCGCGAATTGTCGCGTTCACATGCTCCCTGAGA